CACGCAGGGTGCCCGCCGACAGGATCGGCAGGTCGACGCCTCGCTCGATGAAGGCTGCTTCCTTGAAGACGTTCGCCAGGGACACCAGTTCTTTGTTCTGGAGTACGCCGTACTGCTTGGTCGGGAAGTAGTGCGGGGGTTGGTCGCCACAGGCGATGCCGACATGGCCGTCGATCAGGGTTGGCGGCTCCGTGCGAGCGTCTGCCAGCGGGACGGTCTGAACCTCCCAGGCGCCGACGCCCAGTACCCGTCGGATGTCCTCGAAGTAGAGCCCCTCCTGGTTGGACGACCAGTCGACCGTCTCTGCGAGGCCGTGCCAGTTGCCCATACCTGAGAGGGGGTGACCCTCCACCAGCAACACGTTGTCCCTACCTGTTATCTCATGCATGTCTCTCTCCTTGGTTGTGTCGAACCGGTGGTGGCTCGACGGGGGCCAGTGTATACGAGTCAATGTCGGTGCACGGTGGATGGTTCCTGGCGTACGGTCGGGGTCTACGACAACGAAGGAGAGACAGGCATGATTCATCTACGCAATGGGGCTAAACCGATCATCCACCACGCTTGGCGTGGGGGACGGGGTGAACGGCACCACCTGGGTCTGGTGCTGGCGGTGTCCAGCACCTCGCACCATCCGTATGTCACTTGGTTGATGGCGTCTGACGATGGCAGGACCTGGGACTGTTTCGCCGGTGCCTACTGCATGACGGTGGGCGAGGGTTTCCGGTCGTATCGTGACCGGCGTGAAGGGGTCCCAGGTGTCTGAGGTCAAGATGGGATGCCGGACCTGTGACAGCGTCGACGTTGTCGAGGTGCCGGAGCAGTCGTTGGAGGCGTACATGGCGGTGGGGTCACCGGCGGTCGATGCGATGTTTCCGTCGTTGTCGGTGGGCGACCGGGAGTTGCTGATTCAGGCTCGGCGGCGGCGGCGTGGTCGGTTCCATTGGTATCTCTGTCCGACATGTTGGGAGGCCCTGTGAGTATTGATCCGACGGGTGTCGTTGAAACGATGACCCGAAAGAGTCTCCTGGCCGAACGGGACAGGGACGCTGCTCGACTGCGGGCAGAGTGGGCTGGCTGTGTCAACGTGGCTGAAGGCACATGCGAGTCGGTGAAGGCCGGTGAGAAGCCTGACATGCGGTTGGGTGATGTGTGTGTGCTGTGCGCCTGCCGTGAGTGTGAGCGGTGTGGTGAGCGCATCGACCTCGACGAGGAACTGCGGGTGGTGTGCCATGACGGTTACGTCGATGTGTGTGACCGGTGTGTCCGGGATAGTGACCGATTGTACGACGATGAGAGGAATGAGTTATGAGTAAGAAGCGTAAGAAGCCACACAACATGCGGCCGAAGGGTGGCCGCACGACACCGAAAGGAACACGATGAAGGTAACGAAGAAACCGACGATGCGGCAGTACGAGTTGCTGCTGACCGAAGACGACCTACGGCAGGCGATCCTGGATGGGACCGGGTTCATTAGCAATGGCAATCTCTTCAAACGGTTCGAAACTCTCCATGTTTCACATGTGGACACGGCGCCCAACGATGACGAGTGCTTGGTCCGTATCTGCATAACGGAGGTGGCGGCATGAGCCTTTCAGTGTCAGGGCAGGAGTGGAACGAGCGGCAGAAGCGGTCCATCGAGTACCACGACAGGGAGGGCCGGGCGTTGCGTGACATCGAACGCCAGTTGCAGGAGATCAGCAGGTTGCTGGCTGCCCTGTGCGCCCATCTGGGGGCAGGTGGGAGACGATGAAGCACGTCATCCACGTTCACCAGCAGAAGATAAAAAAGGGGGAACCGGCGATCATTCACCGCACCTACAAGGGGTCCACCCATCACCGTTGGCTGCTGATCGAGGGGCCGTGTCTGATCGTTCAGTCCGATACGCCTGACCGTTGCGGCGCCCGTATCTGGATAGAGACAGAGGGTAACGTCCTGGAAGTGGGACACCCTGACGTACAGGTAGAGACAACAACATATTCATTGAAGCCATCTATCGCCGGGAGGTAACCGTGGCGACACCAACTGATCCTGACGGGGAGTTTCTGAACCCCGTCCCAACCCTGGAGACCCGCCTCCGCGACGCCCAGCGTGTGCTGCTGGGCGTCCATGCCCCGTTCTCCGACATGGTGGCGAAGCCCGACCGGTTTGATCCGGCGGCCATCGACCGCATTCGGGATCTGATCGAAGCGTTGGACCGGGAGTTGCGTCATGCCGTCCACGTTCCGCAACGGAATGGATGAGGCGATGGGAGTCTGCGGTAACGGGGAAGATCCTGTCTATGTTTTCGGTACTGATCTGCTACCGGAACCAGTTACTTTCGGCGTAGCGATGCGGAAACATTTGGATGAATACGGCGACGATTACGAACGGGTTTTGCGTGTTTCTGCGGAGATAGCGCACAACCTGGAAGCACTTAAAACTGCCGTCGCTTTCGTGCGTCGGCAGGCCATGTTGGATGCCCAGCTGGAGATAGGTAACGGCGCCGAGGTGGGTCGCCTGGCCGGTGTCGGTCGGGTTCGTTCCCACGAACTGTTGAACCGGGCTATCGATGAGCGGATGCACAGCGTGTCGCTGTCGGATGTCATCCCCATCGTGGGTGACGCCCCGCTGTATGCTTGACCGGGTACCGTACCCCAACCCCCCTTTAGGGGGGGTTGGGGGTAACGGGGGCCGGTTCCCGCCGGCACCGTCTTTCCTCTCCGGGGCGGTGCCGGCCACCGGCTGTCACAGCCGTGTGCCATACTGTTCCCATGATTGAGATTCCGATACGCCAGAGTTGGTTGAACACCTTCTCGAACTGTCCAGAGCAGGCCCGCCAGGAACGGCTGGGGCTTGTACGTTCGCAGGAAAGCAGCGACATGCTGCGAGGTAATATGGTTCATGCCGCTATCGAGTATTGCGGTAATGAACTAATGCACACCGGTAACAGGGTTTCTATTGAAGAAGCATCTGATTACATGGATTCGATTACTTCCGATCTTGCCAGCACCGTTGAAGTATGGCGACATGAGTTTGAAACGGTGGTGGATGTTGCCCGAAAGAATCTTGTTGCGTGGCATGAAGAAGTCTTCCCGAACCTGCTGGTTCCGACTGGTGTCGAGCAGTCGTTCCGCACCGTCCTGGATGAACGTGACGGCGTACGCTTGGTGCTGACCGGCACCGCCGACTGGGTGCAGCCTGACCTGATCGTCGACTGGAAGAACCCGAGCCGGGCGTACGAGCCGTGGGAGCAGAAGCGGTGGAACCTCCAGGCCAGCGTCTACTGCTTCGCATTGGGGGTGCCGTACTTCGATCTGGTGTGTCTGGTGAAGGGCAAGGTCCACACCATCAGGATCGAGCGGAGGGATCCCGATACCGAGGCATTACGGGATCTATGCTGGTCGGCGGCTGCTCTTATACAATCTGATCTGAAGGTCTGGCCGTTGCGCTGGGCGGGATGGCATTGCTCACCGAAGTGGTGCCCCGTCTGGCAGGCCGGTGAATGCCGAGGGAAACACCTTGGCTCTACACCCTGGTAAAGGGAGAGAGAGAGAAATGCTTATGAGTGGGAGAGATGCTTCCATTGTTGCCCAAGTTGCCGCAAAGGTCGCAGGTGAAGTCTGCGCCGGTAGCGGGAACGCTGACCTGTACCTGGCTACCGTTGAAACGGTCCACAACGATCTGGTGGAGCGTTGCGCTCTGGAAACGGTGACTGCTGCGTTTCCTGGAGCCGCTCCGGCTGCCGCTCCGGCTGCCGCTCCGGCTCCGGCTGGTCCGACGCAGCAGTCGGTGGCTGCCGCCCCGGTCCCCAGGCCGGCAGGAGGGGCGCCTGCTGGCGCCCAGGTGGGCCGCAAGGTGTACCCGCGGGTCGACTTCTGTGTCGGCAAGGGGGCCGACGAGAAGCAGGCTGCGTGGAACCTGCTGGCGTTCCAGCCGAACGAGTGGTCGGACGGTAACGGCGGCACCATCAAGGTGTTCGAGGTGAAGGAACACGCTGACGGTTCCACCGATGTTGCCAAGAGCGGCAAGAACTTCCCGAACTTCTCCGTGATGAAGGAGGCGTTCGTCCACATGGGGGTGACCGTGTCCAACAACGTGGGGATCTGGGTCAACGACGGTGACAGCAACGTCCCGTTGAAGGTGTGGGATCAGGCCGCCGGCCAGACCCAGGCCGACGCCGTCGACTTCGAGTGGGATACCCGCCGGTCGGCACTCCAGCAGTACACCTACGCCAACAGTCAGTAGGTGACGGATACCTCACCCGTCGCGCTCAGTGCGGCTGACATCGATGCCCGATTGCAGGGTGTCGATGTTCAGCCGTCTGGCCGCAACTACCGTTACTTCCAGCCCAGCCACAAGGCGGTAGACAAATGGGTGGAATACGCTGCGGGGAGCCACGACAGGTTCTTCCTGGGGTTGGACGACATCGACAACAAGATGCGTGGCGTGTGGCCGTCTGATGTGCTGGTCGTGACGGGTCGTGCCCACAGCGGCAAGTCTGCTGTCCTGTTGTCGGCCATAGCGAAGAACCTGAACGAGGATCCAGATTTTCGGGCGGTGATCTTCACGCCGGATGAGCCGGAGACTCTCGTCATCAGCAAACTGTACGCTTTGCTGTACCTGCAGAACCTGGCTGATGTGGAGGAAGCGTTGCAGGCTTCCGATCCGACGTACCTTGAGCAGATCGAGGAAGCGAAAGAGATGCTGGATCGGGTCAAGATATTTCCTTCCGCTCTCCCGTTCAACGAGATGAGTGTGGCCCTGTCGGAGTGTGAGGACTTCTGGCAGATCCGCCCCCGGTTCGTGATGATCGACTTCCTGGAGCAGTTGCTGGCAGCGTCAGGTTACGAGGGTGTGTCGTCGGTGTTGAAGGGTGTGAAGGAGTGGGCGGAAACAGAGAACCTTCCCGTCGGGCTCGTCCACCAGTCGGGTAAGAGTTCGACGAGGGGAACGTCGAGGGGGATGGACGACGGCAAGTTCAACGCAGACGAGTACGCCATCCTCCAGTTGAATGTGTTCCGCAAACGGGACTTGGCGAAACTCGACGACGTTCAGCGGCGCATCCATTCGGTGTCCATTTCGTTGGATCTGTGCAAGAACAAGCGGCCCCCGTGCCACACCACCAATCCTCCTATCGACTATTTCATGGACCCGCACTGTGGTCTGGTCCGGGAATACTACGAGTCCGACATTCCGTCGGATGACCGATGGTTGACGTAGTCGACACCTTCGCCCGGCTACATGAGGGTGGCCGTATAGCCACCAACTATGACGGCATCCGTCCCCTGGTCGACGCCCAGGG